CAATTAGCAACTGTAATGACCTTAATAGATAAATATATTGAGGAACAAAATGAGCTGATAGAAATATACACTAATAAAATAAATGCAGCTTATAGCACTGATGATGTTAGATTCTGTCAAGATGTTCTCAAAGAAAAAAAGGCTAATATAAAAAGAATGTTAGACTTACAGGAGCAAATGTCAGCTAAAGACTTAATCACTAAACACACTTTATAATGAATAACTACGACAAAGAGCCTTATCAAGATGAGGCAGATAAAATTATATGTAGATTCTGCGGAGAGGACTCTGACTATGATTTCTGTTCAGATGAATGCAGTAGAGCCTACTGGAGTGAATTTAAATAATAACGTAAAACTAATTAAAATGAATTTAAGTATTAAAGAAGAGCTAACAAGCTATATAAACGAAAATAAAATCGACTACAAGGATGATTTACATAGCCACCTATTTAATCAAGACTACTATTTGATAGGATATTACAACTGCCAAAAATGGCTAGACGATCATAATGTCTCTGTATTTGAGGCACTAGAAACCATTAAAAGATATGAGATGGAAAATTTCGGTGAGTGCAAATCCTACACTAATGCAGAGGAGACAGTAAATATGCTAGTATACATATACGGCGAAGAATTACTACAAGAAATGGAACTGATATGATTACTAAAAGAATACACGATCTAAATACCTTTGCCTGCTCTGATAACGAGGTTTATCTAGCAGGTAAAGATGAGCACGGCGAAGACTTTACAATAGTTTTAGATGCTTTTGAACTATTAGAGTGGTGCGACATTAAATACATTAAAAAGCAAACAATTAAATATATTAAACAGTTATGATAATAAAACTAAAGCACGGTACTCATAAACAGATAGTATATGACTACTTATTAAAAGGAAATAAAATAACAACAAGGACAGCAATGATTGATTTAGGTATTGGGGATTTACAGGGCACGATTAGAGACCTAAAGGAGGCAGGGGTTCAGATTAAAGACAAGTATATTAGCGTGCCTACCAGGTACGGCAAGAACGCAACTGTAAAAGAGTACTGTTTAGCCAGTCTATTTTAAATTTTTGATTATCTCGCTTAGACGCTTTTTTATACCTTTAGTATCATAAACTCTATTAAAGTTTTTGTCATAGGTATAATAAGCGTTTAGCTTGATTTCCTTACTATATATATTACTGTCTTTGCTCATAATTTCATTAATAAATTTAGTGGTAATTTTCCACTATTCAAAACTAAGCCAACACCAATAGCGGGTTTCTTGCCCGCTTTAGCATAAGCAAAGCTATACTGTTTAAAGTCTATTCCACAACCTACCTGCATACCAAATACTCTAAAGTTTTGACCTACATAATGCTCACAATACGCCTGTGTGTGCAGGTGTCCCTGTACTGTATTCATCATATCTGCACGGCACTTTGTACGTGCTGTCCCACCCTCACCGTGGCAATACTGTACGCCGTCTTTTTCGTATCTTTCTACAAAATTCCAGTTAGGCACTTCTAGTACTTCTTTATATGATTTAATCCATTTACTAGGAATAGCTGAGGTCTGTGCTTTCCTCATTACCATACGATCGTGATTACCTATTATTACAGTAGCAAAAGGAAAAGCCCTGTACCAGTTAGATATTTTCTTAATAGATAACTCTAATTCATCAGCTCCACCCATACCGTCAGCAGATGTTTCGTGATATGAGCTGTAGTGGTTATCTATAATATCACCAATGAACACAACTTCATTACAGTTAAACTCTTCGTATTTTTCTATGCAAAAATTAAGGTATTTATCAAGGCAAAAGGGTTCGTGCAGATCTCCTATAATAAGGACATTATTATAGCCCCCTCCCTTGTTTTGTCTACTAGTCTTAATCAGGTCATATTCTGACTCTGTTAATCTAGGTCGATATGGTCGTAAATTGTCTATCTTTTTTTAATTTTTTCAAGCCCTCTGCTCCCGAAATATGCACCAATAGTAGTGATTAAACATATTTCCAAAAGGGACACCCACCGCTCCTCTACATTAAAACTAATTGTGCCACTATCTATAAATACTAATAGCACTGTTGATACTATTAAAAATGCTAGTGTAAGTGGCCTAATATTTGCAGGTAGCCAGCCCGCCTTAGCGTCAGCCTCCCAGCGTCTTGTAATCTGTTCCTGTGCGTTAGCCTCTGCCTTTGCTATAATCTCCTTTAAATTAGCCTTTAATTGCATACGTTCTTCGTCAGTAGTAACAACATTATCAACAATGTTACTAACAGATTTCATAAAGTCTCCACCTAGTATTTTACCTAATATTTTCATAAAGATTTGTATTCTATTAAAGGTCTGTATTTAGTTTTGTTGTTTTCGTCTTTATACGCTACTAGCGTTTGTTTTCTGTTTTCTGCTGGTTTCCAGCTTATGTGTACCCAGTCAGGACTAGAGGGGTCATTATACTGTGTGCTGTCACCAAACTCTAATATGCACTGATCGTACTCTAAATCTAAATCTATTAAAGCGTTGTATATTTTGATGTTATCCATTTTGCCACGCTTTACGTACTGTAGGTCTACTGCCTCAGCTTTTGTATGCTGGCTTGTTATTTTGCTACCAAGGACTACACAGAGAGCTGGCGACCTGAAGCCGCTCGTGATTCTTAAAGGGCCTACTGCATTCCTGAGAGGCTGTAAAAGATGAGCGGCCAAAAGTCTTAATTTAATAATCTGTTCCTTGTCGGGCGTATTATCAATACCTTTCCTTGTTGCTGTGTTTGATTTGACTAGCTCTTGTAGTGTAAAATTTTTAGATAATCTCATTCGAATTTAACTAAATAAATATTGTTTATTCTGTCCTGTATATCTGAAATACCCACCTCTAATTGCATCATTATATTTGCCTCATATCTTGCAACCTCAATACTATTGTCGAATACTATAACGGTAGGCACTGCTAGTATACTGTATTTTTCCTGCTCCTCAGGATTATGACATATTATTACAGCCTCTTTTTCACAGTCTTTTAAATCAGATATATCATAATTGTTTTCTGCGTTCCACTCACTATTATAGTGCACTACTTTTACCTGACCAACACAAGAGCCAACGCAAAAAAAGAACAACCCTAGCACTATGTACGGTAAACTATTCATTAGTTAATCTTATCTATTTTATTTCTCAAATACTTCATATCCTCCTTTATTTCCTGCACGTCCTCCTGAGTAGATAGTATAGAGGCCCTTATTAGTTTATCCTTTAGCTCAAACTCTTTTTCACTAATAGGCATTTCAGGTAACGTCTTTGCTACTTCAACCTCTGCCATTAGAGTAAAGTATGTTGCAGACAGAGATATAACAAATCCTATTATCATTATAATAGTTTTTAGGTCTAGTGTAAATTCTGAGGACTCGTTTATTTTCATTTTTTACAACATTTATCTGATTTAGCACTAGAAAACTTCTCTACTCCACTAATACCAAAACAGCCCAGTACTACATAAACAAAAGAGTCATACACAAACTCATTTATTACGAGGTCTTTTCCTATCCAGCCAGTAAGTAAATCTGCAATCATTATCAAACACATTATTAGAAAAGCAATGAACCCTACTATTGACTTTTCGTTCCAGTCGTTATTATCTTTAAATATATCCATTATAATCTGTATTTTATTTTACCATTACTAATATAAACTCCTTCAGGTTTATGTATTGACCTGCCATTGAGATCGTACAATAAACCTGTATTTTTTGATTTATCTAATACCTCCTGCATACCACTATTACAAGGCAATCCTGTTGTGCAGTCTATGTACTCTGTTATAATGATGTCTTGAAACTCTATAATAGTGTCTGTTAGGTATTCTGTGATATATTCTACCTCTACTACTGTATCTATTTGTATAATAGTGTCTATTTCTAGTACAGGAATCTCTACAAATACTGTATCACAGGACTCTATATATTGATTGCAGTCTGCTAGTGTTGTCGGGACTGCGTTCGCCTCATCAGATCCGTCGACACAATCGTCCCAGCCATCATTAAGATACAGTAAGCCGCCAAGACCATTAGGAACGCAGCCAAGAGGGCTATACTGAGTCCAGTTACTTTCATCGTCTCCACAGTAAAAGCCACCTGTTTCAACACATAGTTCACAATTTGTTTGAGTAAAAGCATATCCGTATATTAAAAAGAATAGTAGTAATTTTTTCATAACTAAAAGATTAAGTAATTAAAGCCAAATTTGCACTCGTAAACAGGTTTATTCCAGTATTTTAAGTGCGTTCCTTCTGCAAAGAGACCTAAGTGCCGTGTAACACGCAGGCCAAATATAGCCCCTGCGTCCCATTCTAGCCGTTTTAAGCCACTTTCGTCATATTCGAAAGAGTAATCGTCCAAACCATAGTGAAATGGCATTAAATTAGCCCAAATATGAGCCCAAAATTTAGGTTTATAGTAGTAATAAGAAAGACCTATAACAGTACTAATCTGTCTTTGCATACCCAGGGCCTCTAGTTGCTGCTCATTATAGTCTGCAATAGCATCGCCGAAATAGTGTTTGTAAAACTCGTCATTAGATGTAGCTAGTAGCTCGTCATCTTTAAACCAGTGCCATTGACCATTAACAAATTGATTAGAGTAGCCAAAGTCCTGTGCTAGCTGTCGGAATGATTGCTCTCCAGGAGTCCAAAAGTCCTCTATAGGAGTTATTCCATAAGGATTATGAACCCTAAAGACACCCCCTACTGTAATATCGAACCGCCCTTTAGTAAGCCTTAATCTAGCGTCAGCAGAGTTGTATCTAAGATCTACTTGCTGCCTATCTGTGTACTGAGCTTTTACTACAAATCTTTTGCCTAAGTATCGTAGCCAGTAATTTTGCTCATTAAATGTATCACCACGACTGCGTATATACGAATAATTAACAAGATACTCAAAGCCAGTAGCGTTGGAAATAGTAACATTTTCTGCAATATTGTCTTCTGTTCCATAATACCAGGTTTTTACTTTATACTCATAATCATATCTAGCGATCTTCCTTATTCCTACTGTTAAATTATAGTCATATGGATTTATTTGTGTTACGTCCTCATATCCCTTATCTATTGATATATAGTCCTGTCTCTCGGTCATACTAGTATTTATATTCATTGACGTATAAATAGTAGAATACTTGAAAAAGTCTATTTGCCCAAAAGACAAAAACGGAATTAATAATAATAAATACTTCATCATAATACTTTAGTATAAGCATAGGTTACATAAACATCACAAGTCCAACCACCATCAAAAGGTGAATTAGCATACATTAAAAAAGGTTTGTTTAAAATTGATTCTTTGCAAGTTCCACCTGATGGAGCAACACCTGCAAAACTAGCAGTTATGTCATCTGTTTCGCCACTCATAAAACGCCTAGCATAACTCCAATACGCTGTTATGCTATCAGATTTATAACCAAAATACAAGTTATTATTAGACCCTTCTGTTGAAGCACCATAAGTGCATAGTACAGTTACATTATATACTGTTATCATATAACCACTTAAAGCACCCACTAATGTTTTAAATGAACCTGCAGAACCATCTGCCTTCATAAGTTGTAACTCTGCATTAGTTACAGAAATTTTATCTGTTTGTATTAAGTATTTTGTGTCAAACTTTTTGCTAGTTCCCTCTGCTGAACCAGTACTATCGTTTACATCTACCACCATAAATAAATCTCCTGAACCTAATTGTTCTTCAAGTGCTGTTTTATCTGTTAACCTTTGTCCTGCCATTGTTATTGTCTTTAGTTAATTTTTTAATATAATTTTTTAACTTTTTAAAGTTCTCCAAACTACTTGGATATTTTCTATGTTTCTTAGCACCCATAAACTGTAATATCTGCTCCTTGTAAAAAACTTCTTAATCTATTGTTTCTAGGTAGGTTAGTATCTAGATTTATTCCAGCATAATAATTTCTAGTAGTAGGGTCTAAATCTGCACCTGTATTGCTAGAATACTCACTAAATGAAGCTGTATTGTTTTGAAGGTAATCTATTGCTCTCTGTCTGTAAAATTCGGCTGCATCTGTAGCCGTATCCATTAGAGGCTTTAGATCCTCATAAGTAGCACTAGATGACTGCTCAGTAGCACCCATTACTACAACAGCGTTGTTTACAAATCTTAGACGTAGATACGGCACTAGTGAAACAAAACTGAATTGCACTAAAGCAGGCTGTATGTAGGTCTCTACCAGTGTTTTGTATTGATTAGCTAAAGTTCCTCCCTGAATATCTGCCTTTAGTTTTGCGTCTAAGTCAGTTCCTAGTATTGGCAGTATGTGCATATCCTGTGCCAGTAAAATATATGGCATTATTAGGTCGTCTTCTACTGAGCCGCCGATTGCTGAGTCTTTTTTTAGTCTTGTGCTACTAATGTATAAAGTGTGTTGTATTGCCATATTTTATATTATTTTACACCTGGATAATGTCCTTGATTTGGCATATTCTCAGGTGCTATTACTGCATCTTTTATTCCTCTAGGTCTTGGCATATACGTTTTAGGTATACTGCTAACCTTGTTATAGTCCTTTAAGCTCTGTCCCTCTCTTAACTCTGTTCCCTCTTTTAATCTGTATAAGATTACCTTCCAGGCGTGGCGACAATAAACTCCCCCTTTAAAGCGAAACAAATCGTACGGCCTGCCTTTGTGCCCCAGCTGTCTATTGACCCCTTCTCTACTAGCCTTATCTATATCTTCTATTCTATACACAAAGCCCGCTCTAGATAATGTCATCATATTTTTACAAAACTCTCTAGTAGATTTACTAGGTTTTCTGCTTTTTTTAATGTACTTAAATCTAACTCTATAGTAAGACTTATCTAGATAGCTAAAATTATCCTCTTTACTAATAATTTCATCTGCAAACTTATTTTTCTCAGTTTCTTTTATTAGTGACTCAGCCCAGTCCTCGTAGTCTTCTACATAATCTTGCTCATCTACTACCTCCCAAACATCTGTATTTATCTTTTCCCCTTTAAGATTGTCTAATAACTCGCTAAACTGGTCATCAGACAGGTCATCTCTTACTCCCTCTATTTCTTTGACTTTTTTTTTAGCCCAGCTTTGTCCAGGGTCTCCGCCCCATAATTTCCAGGCTATCGCTCCAGCTGACGGATAGCCTTCTTCACCAGGGTAAAAACCCTCTGCCTGCTTATCTATTTCGTGTCTAGCAAAAAAGCTATTCATTCTTGAGATCGTGTCAAAAGAGAGATTGTCTCCGTTAGAGATATTACGAGCTCTTGCAACAGCAACCTGTGTTCCGCCTCTATTATACTCTTTTCTCATCTCTAAACCTATCTTGGCCTGCTCAATCATTCCTTTAGTAGGCTTAGTATCTATATCTTGCAGGTCTTTAAATTTTTCCTTTAATTCTTCAGTATTTATGTTTTCACTAGTAACGCCCTCTTTCTCTTGGTCTTCTTCGCTTTGTGTCTTAGTTACCTCTAAATCAATGAAATCAGCAGGCTTAAGAGATTTAAAGTATAAATCTAGGTTTATATTGTTTACCTGAAATATCTTATCTAAACCCTTTAAAAGCGTGTTTTGGAATGGCACTACTACTGTATTTGAAAACAAGCTAAAAGCGTCTCTTAATTCGTCTGCGTTGTTTCCTAGACCACCACCTTCTGCTCTAATTCCAAACAGTATAGGACTTGTAACACGATGTCCCGCTAGTATTTGATTTACAGCTTGTTTTGACATACCCTCCCAGGCAGACTGTGCATCATTCATCTGTATTGGCTCTATAATAGGTGCTGTCTCCTTTCCATCATTAAAGGTGATTAGTATTTTACCAGCGTTGCCACTACCTGCAAACTTTTGATTTAGCTGCCTTTCTATTGTTCTACGCTCCTCATCACTAGGAATCCCATTAGAGAAACCAACGTGCATCGAAGGTGTCATACCACTAGTGATATTAGACAAGTGAAATTGTGCTATCTCTAGCTCCATTTGAATCCAATCAGTAGCGGCTATGTAGTCAGGAGCAAAACCGTAAAACAAAGCAGGGTTTTTATCTCTAATCATTAGTATTTGACTAGCGTTTGTTCTGTCTTCAGTATTAAAAGCTGCGTATGCTCTAGGTTTATAGCCTGATTTTTTAGCTTTAGACCAGTCAGCAGAATAGTAGTAATGTTGTATCTCACCATCAATCATTTTTCCCGATCTTATATACTGAGCTGGTATATGATGTATTTTAGCTATTTTGCTGCGGTCTCTACTCCATATAACATTAACGTAACAGCCTCCGAAGAGTTTTAAGTCCATTGCAAGGTCTTTTAGTACGTCATCATCAGAATTATGCAAAAGTTCATTTAAACGCAGAAAAGACTCCTTAGTGTCCGTGTTTTCGTCTGCGTTTGTTGCTGCTAATCCTTCACCATAAATCATAGCCCCTATAGACTTAATTAGAGCACCATTAATAGCACTACCTAAAAACAACTCTAGTAGATAGTTAGGGTATAGATTGTCCTCGCCAAACGAGATCCAGTCTTGATTAGCATTTTCTACTAAATGAGGTATGTTATAATGTGATAATTTTATTAAGTCTAAATTCATAGTTAAAATGTTATATATACGCTCTCTGTGTCAGAGTCGTTTGTTGTGTACTCGCTATATTTTACAGGCTCTTGGTTATCTGTTTGTCCTTTTACAATAGCTAACCCAGTATAAACTAAAGTAAGTCCTGTTGGGTCTAAATTGTCATTAGACGTATTTTTATATATAGAAACATCATAAAAACCTAAAGGAAAATCGGTGTTCCCTATGTTCAGAATTCCACTTATGGGTGTGTCATCAATAGACCTAGTAGTAACTATGTTCATATAGAAATATCTGTGAAGTTTATCTGTAGTAATAACAGTGCTAGGTAAAGTAACTTTAGATTTACCTGTTAACTGACTTTTAATAATCACTAAAGGACTATCTATATCAGCCTGTGCTTGACCTTCATACATATCGTACAAATCCAAATAAAATGGATTATTTGCTAGAGGAACATTTGGTACTGTTAACTGAATCATTCTTCTATAAAGTATTTGTTAAAATATTCACTTTCATACTGTTTTAATAGTTTTAATATATCTTGAGTGTAATTATGCCTAAGCTTGTTTTTATATTCCTCTCTCAAAACTATCATTTTTCTTTTTCTTTTTAGGTTTGTCCTCTATAAATAGTCTATCTCTAACATCTTCTCTAAGGCCTTTTATTTGCTTTTGTGTAAGATCGTCTAGAGGTATGTTTATCGAATCGATGCTTTTTCCCTGCCATTCTTGTTTTAGTTTCCAGCTCATAGTAGTTTATTATAAATATAAAAGTTAAGTTATTGTTTTTTAGTGTACAAAAAAAGGGGTAATAAAACCCCCTTTTTCTTTGTTTATAGAGTAACGATTAAGTCCCTACAGTAATAGTTAGGTTAGCCTCATCAGTCAATCCGTCAAATGGATATTTAGCTGTAGCAGCTCCAGCACTAGCAGGTAGCTGTACTAAAGCGTTCTTTTCTTCAGCAGCCCACTCAATAGTATAACCATTCATATCACCTTTAGCAGTTCCAGTAACTACTGTTCCTCCTGTAATGTAGCAACCTCCGTCTATTCCTAGTAGAAATACGTTGTCGTTTGCATCTTGTACAAATATTTGAGATCGTGAATATGCCATTAACCTAAGCTCATTAGTCATATCGTGGTCTATTTTCTGTAATACTACAGATAATGTTTGCTCAAAAAATGTTGTACCGTTAGCATTGTCAGAGTTTATGTTTACTGTTAAGCTAGATAAATTTTGTACTA